AGAGGTTCATCATTCTCATTGACAACAAAGAAAAACTTATTATCTTCAGATAATAAAAATACTATAAGTTGATTGCCTTTCCACTCACCAAGATCTTTTCGTTTACCCTTGTTTGGTGCGTGTTCTCTGTAATAGTAATGTAAATTCTTATCTATTTTTTCCGGTGTATCAGCAAAGTCATCAAGGTCCTCCACTTCGTCTAAATACTCTCGCCAATTTTCAAGTAGAAGTTTCATGATATGTCACGCCCCGTATATGGATCTTCGGTCTTGATATTATAAACCTTGTGGTTTTTAAAGGCATCGTTTATGGTTTTGATTTCGTTAGCTATCCAGGTTTGATCAAACTCGCTTCTTTTTGTTGAATCTGTTGCTCTATATGCCTTCATTTTATTACGCTTTGCTGTGCGTTTAAGCTCGTCTTGCTTTTCTGGTGATATCATTTTATATAAATCTTCCGCAACATCAGCGAGCAAAAACCCAGGCCTTGGATATTTGTTTTCTATTTTTTGAATCACGCCATCGTCTTTAATATATTTTGCGGGCACCCAAGAGCCTGCTGGTAATTTTGACTCGCCGCCCATGCTCTCCGCGCTGGTTGTATAAAAGCCATACTTCATTCTTTCTCCCCACCATGGGACTTCAAATTCAACTACAACGAACAATCTTCCAGGCTCAGGAGTTTCTGCTCCATAATACATAATATCGCTAATAACTTCGACATCTAAGTCTTCTACCTCTTCTTCATTCAAATACTCTCGCCAATTTTCAATTAGGAGTTTCATTTATATCACCATTTTTTGCACGACCAATATCGTGCTTTTAATTTTGATCCGGGTTTATCACATTTGTGTCTTGCTCTGAACGATTTTCTACGTTTTGGAGAATCTTTTTTAATTTCCATATTTGCATCGCCATAACGAATGATTTTTTCTGTACCACCATCACAAGCTTTCACAACAAACTTTTTCTTACCGTGTCCAGGCTCACCTTTACGTATACGCCTTGGAGAGTTACACTTCATACGATCTTTGGCAGACTTTTTCTTTTTTTCTTCCTCAAGTACCTGCATGATCTCATCTTCGATCATGATCTGCAGATTTTCCTTTTTGGATTTGCCCCAGTTTTTAGCGCCGACTTTGCGACACTTAACCAAAGCACCAGAAGCATACGCACTTGGCCACACTTTATAACGAGACTTTACTTTGTGGTAGCATGCATCTTTTTTTCCACTCTTTTTCTTCTTCTTTTTCTTCTTCTTTTTTTTCTTTTCATCAAGAGAGTCAATATCAATATTTTCTTGCACACCGTAAGTTCTACAAGGATCTTGCCCACAACCACAATTCTTTTTGCCTTCTTTTAGCTCATCATCGTCGGTTTCATCTAGTATCTGCTGTATTCTCTCTGCTTGACTAGCATGCATTTCAGAAGCTTTTTCTAATTCTTTAACAATTTCGCCAAGTTCTTCTTCGTGTTCTTTTGAATGGGCCTCATTCAAATATGCTTCAACTTCTTCTTTAATAATTTGATCTAAATTCATGTACAATTCCTCGTTTTTTTTCTTTTTAGCTTTTTTACCCCATGACTTACCCTTGCCGCGTTCTTTACATGCTCCCGGCGTGGGACGACAAGCAGGATACTTCTTTCTTTTCTCTCCAGAACTTCGACCACAAGACTTATAGCCACCTTTTCCGTCAGGCGCATTACAATCTACCCAGCCTTTCTTCTTTCCTTTAGCACCTTTACGACCAAACCAATCTCTTAAAGAAGACTCTTTGCTAGATTCTGTACCAGCTTTTTTACGTTTCTTTTTCTTCTTTTCTTGTAGTGGTCCGTATAAATCTTCTACCTCTTCTTCATTTATATACTCTTGCCAACTTTCTAATAAATGTTTCATTTATTTTTCATCCTAAGAAGCCTATCTTCTGCGTATTTTTCTCTCATCTGTTGTAATCCGCTATCAATTTTTTCTATGGCTTTTTCCAGCATGTGTTCTTGTTCGATCAGCTTGGTCACAATCTGTTCCTGGTGCCTTAAAAGCGCCTCTTTCGCTTCTTTCTCGTTCTGCTTTCTCTCTTTATGACCTTGCCAGTTCATCCACAATAAAGAGGCGGTCCACAAACCAAGTGGCCCATATTGGGCTAAACTTCCCATTATCTCTTCCATTCATGTATCCTCCTAATACCATTCAGGTTCTTTAAACTGCCACATAGGCCCGAAAAATCTAGTTAAAAGTGCTTTTTCGTCATTACTTATTTGTGCGTCTTTGGCTAATACTATTTTGTGATTGTCTCCAACATTCTCTGGCATATCTACCTCATGGTCGCTCCAGAGTGTTTCATCTTCAATATAACTAATATGACCCACTGGAAGGAGATTGTCGTCATCAACATTTGATTTATCAGCGATAATAAAGTCCCAACCCATATCGTCGGCTGGGTTTATCAAGTCTGGAAACTCCCCATAGTCAAAATCTACTACAATACCTGGCTTAAAAACACCACCGAAAGATTTGCGGCCTTCTCCTTTGCGCATATCAAGTAATTTTTGTTGATCAGGATTATCTTGCAACAGAGATATTAAATCTTCTCGGCTGTTAATAACTTCTTCATTTAAAAATTTCCGCCAATTTTCAAGTAGGAGTTTCATTCTTTAGTTCCAAAAGCGTCAGCAAACGACTGTCCTTGTAAATCTTTAGTTCGATATCTCACATCAGTGTCTGTGTCCCATATGCTTCGAATATTAGTATCCCCGGAATCAAATACTTGTATTGTGTCAGACAATAAAGTTGTGTCTGATTTAGAATCAGTATATCTTAAGCCGCCGTAACCTTTGTTTTTTAACCATTTTCCAAATTGTCTAAGTCGTTGTTTTGCATTTGGATCTTCCTTTGCAAACCACTTTTTAAATTGACGGACATCAATAACAGCTACCTTGCCCGGTGTTAATGTAACAGAATAGATGTAACGACTACCAAGCTTTTTCATATGTGGTGTTAACTGTTGGGCCTTTGGAACAAACATATGTCCAAGATAGCTGTCTAGATTATATTTACCTTCGCCAGCTTTACCCATATCGGTATTGCTGCCTAATCTGCTATTATCAAACTGATCAAATACGGCACTAGATGCGTGATAGCCTACCATTTTAGGAATCATTTGATCACCTTTTATTATAAGTCCCCACGATGTCGAACCATCAACAACTATTTCATCTAAAGGCTCTGCCTCTTCTTTTAAATACTCTCGCCAATTTTCAAGTATAAGTTTCATTCCCCATCATCTCCTATGGCTTCAACCGGACATTGTTCTAGTGCATCGTAACACTCGTTTAGTTCCTTATCATTTTCAGGTTGCTTATATACATAGTCATGATCGCCACTTAAGCTCTCCGCAAAGTTGTTCGGGGCCGCGTCGATGCACACATTGCAAAGAATACATTCCTTATCAACATAAAACTTTCCCGGAACATTATCTTCAAATTTATCTTCTTTAATTGCCATCTTTCTCATCGCCGTCATCGCGACGTTTATAATCACAAAAATCGCATACTTCTGTATCTACCATGCGTAAACCACAGTTTGGACACATTTCTGTATCTTCATTATTTTCCATAAACCTCTCCGAATAGGATACTATAAATAGATTGCTCTTTACTTACAAGCCTTAACTTCGTTTGGAATCTGCTCACACAAAGGCTGTAATGCAAGGGCAAGATCCAGATTCTGAATAGGACTTACCCAAACAATGTCCTCGTTGACTTGTTGACGGTAGTAATCTACGTCAACTCCCCACAAGATCCCTATAATACGACCGCGTTCATTATAAATAACAGAACCCGAAGATCCGAACCACCCAAAAACGTTTAGAATGATCTGTGTTCCCGCTGCGGGGTGAGTCTCATAGCCTGCAACCGCTCCTCGAAAGCTTAACAATGAGTGACTGGAAGGATGTCCCGAGTAGTTGATTTTTGTACCGACAGTAGGGAGATTCTCGACAGGCTTCCAGGGCATCGGTTTTACATCCTTCAGTTCTTCATGTTCAGCTAGCCATAACACGGCGATATCGTTCAAAGGATCTCCATGGATTAAGATAGCCATTTTTCTCTGTGCTCTCTTTTCAATCATATATACAGATCCCAATGGTCCGTTCGCGACATGTTGTGCGGTCAACACAAACTGAGACCCCTCATACGAAATGAGTGAACCCGAACCATGGCCGCCATCAAGACGCGCCACTTTTACTGCGGCCTCACGCACGGCCTTTTCTACTCTACTCATTCCCGATCTAATCGGAAGTGTTTGATAATCCGCGTTTAACGCGGTGGCTGGCAACTCTGGCTTAACTGTGTCTGCCCCTGCAGTCAAACACAGCATGAAAGCTGCCACTAATACTAATAATTTCTTCATTACTTCTCGTCTCCCTTTAAAAATTGTGTGGATACGAGCGCAATGTTTAAAATTGCTAGTAGCTGCATCCCTACCTCCCCAGTATGATGCGCAACACCAAAGATAAAGAAATTAATAGGAATAGCTATTACAGCCCCCCAAAATAATACCTTGTCAAAAGTTTTGCCCACAAAGTATATAGGGGCTAATTTGCAGAAGACAGTATCTCTAATTGGTGAGGCATACACCGCTGGCTATCATTTAGGCCGAAAATGTGGACCATTATACAAGGAAACATCGTATTTTCATCATTAAATTTTTCACCCATAACAATACCAAACTGGGTTTCGGTACCAAAAACCCCAAGGTATCTGACTTTAACAAGGTCCCCTCTCGTGGGGCGCCAAATGATATTTTTATTCATCGTCATTGTTTGTGGAGTATAATTCAACGGCACCAATTAAAATTGATAATTTTAGAGTATCTTCTTCAAGATAACCACTGATATCAATGCACTCTTGTTGGGTTCTGGATCTCTGTCTTTCTTCTTTTCCAGCAAAATTAGAGGTCCATTTAATTTCCCAGAAGTAAACATCATCAATAATCATATCCACCCGACGAATTCTATTCATAATCACACCGACATATCCGGTCAAATGATCAATAATAATATCCCCAGTATGAATAGTGACTTGATCAAGCTCTTCTCTCAGATACTGTTCCATAGTTTAATTATTTGGTACATGTACCAGAACCCCATCTTTAATACATTTACTGAGACCTGTTTCAGTATAGGGAGTGTATTTGTTGAGATTCGTCACATTCTTACCGGTCCAAATAATATCCCACGCATAGACCCTTCCCCGAAGCTTTTGTTCTACGGCATGTTCTAAAACATCAAATCTTTCCAATAAAAGCCCGACATCACCGGTTTCGATATCGATGACAAGATCACCTGATTGAAAAACTACACCCACTCTTTATATATCAAAGAGTACCGGCTCCGTCGCTACACAGTTTAGAATATTTTGTTCAAAAGTTAATTTTTTGTCGTACGAATCGCAGACCGCCTCTGGTGCTAGGGTAGTAATACTTTTTTCTTCTATAAAAATTATTTTTCTGTCAATACAGCTGTTACTTTGCGCTTCCGCGGCCGACGCCACACTTGAATGTTGCATTATCGCTGTACCACAGGAGAAGCCGCTAAGAAAAACGACCACGCTTACCATTAAAATTTTAAACCACATTTTTTTAATCCTTTAAAGACCTTAAGTAGTTAAACCACAACGTAATGGCCGTGATTTTCCCACACTATCCAGGTCTCTTTTCCAATTTTGGGAAACTTAACTTTCATCATGTTTGTATGCATGTTGATTTCGACTACGTATCCCACAGACCGTTTTTGTTTAGACCGGTCTTTAATAAAATCCCCCGGTTGTGCCGAGGGTCCGTAAACTCTATAAGTGTGCATTAGATTTTGATTCGATCAATAATATAGGGGTGATGGAAAGAAAGATCCTTGTACAGCTTTTTAATGACGGTTTTGGCAATCTCGCCAACGTCACCCTTAACCTCTTTTGATTTGAGAGCTTTACTAAGTTCTTCTTCCAAAGCTTTCTTTAGTTCTGATTTTAGCATCTTTTCGACCTGCTTGTCAACCATTTTTTTGATTTCCGATTTGTCGGCCTTGGTAAGCTCTTCATTGAGGATAGCGATAATGTCAGATTTCGTAAGATTCATTCTAAAATTTTTTCCTAAATTTTTTCATCCCACCACACAGCAGAACGCACATGTGTTTATAAATAGTACGATCCCCAACACATTACCACTTATTAAACGTGATATTTTTCGTCACAGGGTCAATCTCATACACTAACAATAACTGGCCGGCCGAATAAACGCCAGCAAATTTTTTGTTAAGCCACTGAACACGATATAACACTTCATGTCGCCCTATATCGTCTTTTACTACTTCTAAAACCACACCGTAATCGAGATCATCATTATAATACTCATAACCAAGGAAGAACACAAGGTCCCCTACAACAAACGTGGGCGGCTTTCTATACGGTATACCCATATATTTATGCAGCAGCTACGGATGCGGGTACTTTGTCCACGACATGTCATCCCATATGGTAACATTTCCATCCGGGAGCCGTTCCGCCTCTCCTTGCCAAATACAAAAGTCTGGTACTGGACCATCTTTTTTCCAGATTTGTGTAGCATACATAGACCTGGAACAGTGTGCGTAGCCCTTTGAGCCGGCCCTACCGCCATGAACCGTCCAATTTATGGGTGCTCCGCACCTAGGGCACCGGAACTCATTGCACATATCCGGCCCCATGCTCAATCTAGGAAGCTTGTATCTGCCTGATAAACTTCTCCTGCCCATATAGTAGGTAGGGGGTTGTTAGAAAAAACTACTCCACATCTTGCTGCGTATATGCAGCTACGATCCCTCGGAGGTTTGGCACCGTCATCTTGCCGGCATCGATTAACTCTTTATATGCGGTCATTACCGCTTGAGCCGCTTCTGGGGAATGCATTAATCCGCTAGTTTCCAATCTAGAATGTTGCAATGCGGTTTCTAACTGCGTTAAAAGATCTTGGGTTTGCATGGCCTCGTCCTCTGGGCTTACCACGGGGTTGACATCGATTTGCTCCGTACTCTCCAACTCATCGATTTGCTCCATACTCTCCAATTCTTCTTTGATGATGCGCATAAGCTGTGTTCTAGTGATTTTCATATGTGTTTACTCCGGCGGTGGTATACCTTAAATAGTCTGGAATTTTTTGGGGGGTATTTTTTGGAAACCGAAAATCTCAAAATTGTCAGCGGTATCGAAAACGTACTAAGCCAGCCCTGACACATCTATACATTTATGGAGACATAGGTTCTGGGTAGGAGGGGGAGGGGGTCCCCCGTCACATGCTGTCACATATAATACATTATTAAAATAAATAAATATCAATCAACGTACACACTACCACAGTGCTGCACACATATACTATCATTCTATTAATGCTTTTATGTATTGCTTTAATATCTTCTGACACTTTAACTCTCCTTATACTTTTCTTTAATGTCTCTCGCAATCATTCTTGTATAGATAGCCAACACAATAATACCATACGTTGCGGCAGTACTGGGGTATTCAATACAATACTTTTTTATGTTTCTTAATACTCTCGGACCTTTATCCGGTGGGTCTTCACCACAATAATACATTTTTCTTTTCTCCTTATACTCTCGACAATACATTTAATACTTTTATCCTCTCCCCTTAAGGGAAACATTAATCAAAACGCACGACGCAAAGCCCGTTACATTTGTCACATATTTACATAAAAGAGTATCAGTGACCATAAGGTAACGTAGATGAAACGTCACATGGCAGCCGCGGCGACAGCTTGGTCGGCCACCGCCGCCATCCACCATAACACATAAAAGGCTCCGAACGCACACAAGACGCCAATCACGTCCATCATTCTCTCTCGATACATTTATACATCTCCTTAATACGTTTAATACATTAATATAATGCGGTTGACAATGCGGTAGCTATATAGTATTAAGCCTCACCGCACTTTTTATGTATTTGCTAAACGATTTAAAAAACAAATAACATTTATCCAATAAGTATACAGCCACAGGCAAAACGCCCAACAACCACTCTCTCCCACAATGCACCACTTTGCACCACTATGATACACTATTAGCAAGTGTCTCTATTAGATTAATAATAGTATACCTGTTTTCCCATGCTACAATAGTAATCAATACAGTTATAAGAAGTCTCATTAATCACCTCTGGTAATGATATAAGCTACAATCACTAATCCCCATAAAGCAATCAGTGTACTGAAAAATAATGTTTCCATAAGTCTTCTCTTTCTTTATACCGGGTGATGAGCAATATATTGATATGCTGATGTAAGAGTTTTATTATAATGTTCTTGTATCACTCTCGTAATAACTTTCATTACAGCCTCAAGGTCATCGGCATTATCCAACGCGCATGATTCACACTCTTTAAATAATCTATCTCTAATCTCGTCAATCATTACATCAAAGTTATTCATTTTTAAGTTCCTCCTCTAAAGGTGTAAGCAGTCGCAAAAATGAAGCGTCAACAAGTCGATGTTCGCCTTTAGCAAACATTAAATGATTCACGATGCGCTTTCCATCTTCGCGCACAAGTATGTCCTCACCCAAATACATAATGGGTCCGGCTTCTGACCACCACTTCTCGCTCTCAAACGGGAGCAACCATTTAAACTTATTCAGTGAGTATAACTTACCGACCTCTAACATTTAAGCTCCTGCCGCTGGGCAAGTGAAAAAGTGATACGCAAAAAACAAGAGCATCAACCAGCAGGTGATGTCGAGCCCTAAATATAGAGCACCTTGTTTAGTCCTTTTGTCCATCTTGTGTGAGTTCCTTATCATCGGCCAAGATAACGGCCAAGTCTGCCTTGGTCATCTTCTTAACCTTATTTCTCTTGTTCTGCTCTCGGAGCAACTTGGAATACTTCTTGTGATCGGGTGGATTGAGGTGTAGGTTATCAATCCCCAGAGCCGTCATACGGGCCATGGTCATCGCGGCGAGCCTTCGGCCTTCCTTCTTACTCTTGGAGGCTTCAGGAGCCGTCAGGACGCGCTCAACGGCCTCAATACGGCCTTCTGCGTTGAGTCCAACGTCCACCTTGCTCACATACCAGTTGTCATATCGTTTAGCCATACTTAATAACTCCTAAAAGGGCAACTCTTCATTAGAGAGGGGTGAAGTCTTCCAGACCTTCGGGTGCATCACCATATCAGCATGCACACGAGCGCGACCGACATGACAGGACGTGGTTTGTGACATATACTCACCGCGAGCCGTGTAATCAGCGACAATACATGCGCCTGAAGTGGTGCGTTGACCAATCTTTAGGCGATACGAGTAAAGCTCGCCAGCACGGGCAACAAGTGTGCCTCTATGGTTTCGCGCGTCATGACCATGAGCCCATGCGTCGATAACTTGCTTATTAGTTGTAATCTTCATTAGTGTCCTCGGTTGTTGAAGGGGAAGTGCAAACATCGTTCTCGATTAGAAACATCGCAGTGCGACCGAACCAGCCTTGAAGTGTCCAGGCCAGACCAGTATCAATCAGATATTGCCAAGCCTCAATCTGCTCGGTTTCAGTCGCGTCGATAAAGCCCTCGGCTCTGCCGATAGCTGTATAACTATCCATTTCCATGTATATTATCCTTTACCAGTCGATGGGGTCGTTTGATAGGGTTGAAGCGGTTGAAGTGAAGGCCACATAGTCAGGCTTGGAGCGGTCCAGCGCAGGAACGTCGTAAACATCGTGACGTTGGGCTTCAGAAAGCTCTCTGTTGGGTTCTGGCCGCTCTTGAGTGTCTTGTGTTCTATCCTCGCCCAGAGCGGCTCTAACGGCCAAGTAGGCGTCATCTGTGATGGTTCCAACGCCATCAGTCAGATAGAGATAGGTATCATGGACCTGGCGAAGAGCATCGAGCAGCGTTTCAGTGTCTTTAGTGTTCATTAAGCCTCTGCTGCCTCCATCTTGGAGGTTGCGAGCAAAAGCACAGTCTCGTTGGCAACTTCATCAACCTCTGACCCCTGATGTTTTAGCATAATAGGCGAATCGGGTCCAATCAATAGAGTCGGGTCTTGAAGCATGGCGAAAAAGGCCAGTTGGGAGACGATGTTCTCGGCTGCGATTTGGGATGCCTCAAGTTGAGTAACAGAGGCAGATAGTTGGGTTTCCATAGTGTACTCCTAAAGTATGTAGGGTGTTCAAAGGGTTATCGGTGGATTTTAACGTCGCGCTCTTCGACCAAGTAGGTCTGCGTTGAACCTACAGGAAGAACCTTGTATCGCTTGCAGCCTTTAGCTGCGCTAATGATAGGCTCGGAGGTGCTAACTACTACACACACAACGCCGGGTCGCAGATAGGTCTGAAGGTTGCGCTGACGAAGGCGGCTCTGCGGCACGTTGGAGCGAACCTCAACCAAGCTACCGGCTGCGTATTTAGGAGCAGCTTCATGGGCAGCAATGACCTTTTGGGAATACTTATTGTTCACCACTCGGTCATAATCATCCTTGGTTGGGACATAATCCTCTTCCGTCGCGTAGCGCGAGGTGATGGTGGAATAGTAACCCGTCTTCTGGTAGTAGTTGCATGCAACGCGCATGCGCTCGCGCTCCAACTCACCATAACCGCCGTTAGCCCATGCGAGGCGCTCGGCAAGAAGCTCATCAGTGTAACGGCCCTCAATCTTCTCAAGAATCTCAATCTGACGCGCGGAAAGGTCACGAGAGGCTTCTTGTTGAATAAGGCTCTCAATAAAGCCAGCATCCCAAGAAGAGCGGTCTTGAATACGACCGTTGAGCGCCTGAAGGCGCGCACTCATCGTGCTTTGGCCTCCAGCAGCGCGCTCGGCGGCTGTCGCTGCCGCCTTCTCGGTGCGCTCCTTAATCAAGTAGAAGTAGGACTTGCGGCCACGAGACAACGACTTGCCGCGCTGCCAGTGCGCTTGCAGGGATTCGATGACCTCACGGTCACGCTGCGAAAGCGCAGGGTTAGCAAGAAGCTCCGCGAACGCAGTTTTCCAGTTGGTGCGTTGAGGGGCGTTGTCAGGACGTGGCGGGTTGCTAAAGTACATGGGTATCCTTGATTGAATGTAGGTACATTATAGCAGAAGAAATAAGGAGGGTCAATAGGAAAGTTGTCAAGTAAATGTCAAGAGCTTTAGGTGTCCGGCCCAGATTCGGTGAATGACGCCATTAACGAACTGGACCTCGTAAATGGAAGCCGACCACCTATTGAGGATTACGCCAACTTTAGAGGCTGGCATATCCTCCTGATAGGTTCCCTCGACTTTAACGAGGTCGCCAGCTTTAAACGTCGATAGCAAGGACTCGTTCATTAGTCTGGAAGTAAGGGCGTTCTGCGTGTTGCTTGGTTGTCATCCACATGCGCTGGCACTGGCTGGAAATGGGCTTGGGAGCCATCATATCGGTGAGGATGATGTGGCCGTCGAAGCCCTGCTCATTGACGTACCGGGTTGGAGCGTCAAAGCAGGTTCCCCCGTGAAGCACGCGCTCGGTACGGCGATGGGTTCCCTTCTTCCAGACGTAGACCTTATCTTCGCATACTTCAGTATCAAAGGGCACAACCGTGAACTGGGCAATAGCAGCCAACTCATTCAACTCGGAGAAGAACGCAGCAAGCATCTGGTCATCGACAGAGCCGGACTGGTCGATGCTAATCGCAATCTTGGCATGGCGACGGACGCGCTTTCCAGGGTGAATGCGAGGGAAGCGACGATTAAGGCGACGGGGCGTAGAGCGACGGTCAGCGCGTTGTGAGGTCTTGACGAAGTACCGGAGCACCTTGCGCCAGTCAACGTGCGTAGCGATGCGGTCAAGAATATCCTGGCGCATGCGAGAAGAGACAGAGCCCCAGTTGCGAGCCTGCTGTGCTTCCTCTGCGGCCTTCTTGACAGCTTCTTTAAGGCGCTCTTTAGCAATCTCTTGAGTAGTAGAATCACCCTCGCCAAAGCCCTCGTGGGAGTCGAACGAATCAGCACCGCCAAAGGGGTCGCCGTCGCCGCCAGGTTGACCCTGACCGCCTTCGCCCTCCTGCTGCTGCTTCTGCTCCTCGCCCATCTTCTTCAGGGCTTCCAAGTACCACTCATAAGTCTGGTTGGGTGGCAGGTCTTTGAAGGGGCCTTCGCCGGGGAAGACACCTTTCATGGGCTCGCCGCTACCAGGCATAACAGGGCCAGGGTTAGCTTCGTTAGGGAGCATGTTGCGCATCTCATCGAGGCCGTTGATAGCCAAGTCCATAGCGATGTTGTCAATGCGCTGTAAACCGCCTTCAGGCTTACGGCCCGTGACATGCTCGAAGATGAGATGGTAAAACTCGTGCATAAGGACACCGAGTTTATGGTCATCGCTCAACGCACCCATGAACTCCTGATTATACATAAGCTCAAACTGCTGGGTGTGCGGATTGACGCGAACACCAGCGGTCGGGATCTCGGTCGTCGGAGTCTTGTCAATCCGGCGCGAGAGAGCAGCGAAGAACGGCTCACGCATAAGAAGGCGCGCCGTGTGCATGTTAAGGTTGAAAGGCTGGTCGGTCATAGATTTCTCCCTGATTGCCCTAATAATATAGCATGGGGGGATGGACTTTGCAAGGACAAAGTTGTCAAGAGAATGTCAAGGGACATAATACTTCACTCGAAGGTCATAATCACATACCCATCGGCGCTCTTTATATCCTGTCGCGCGTCGGTCAGGGAAGGATCCAAATACCTCATATTCCTTGCGTTTTACTGCGGTGCGGCCATATTCGGCCTGGTTGGTTTCTCTAACATTAGTGATAAGATGGGCTTGCTCGTTAGCTACGCAGATAAGTAAGGTTCCCACTTCAAAATCAGCTTTCATTGACTAACTCCAAGTCTCGCTCGATGAACCTCATGATTTTCTCGGTCTTAAAGAACCTCACCTGAATGACTGGGTAGCGCCGAGGCAAGTCGAGAGGGTTCCTTTCTACCTCCACGACAAGCCCAGGCCCCAGTTTTCGGGCGGTGAGGTCGCCTTCGCACTCGCGCACTCGGACTAAATCCCCCACCTTCATAACGCCCTTAAACATCATTAGCTTTGGTCGCCTCCCAGGATGGTCACGAGATGGTCGCTAACGCGCGTCCCATTGCTCGCTACGGCCTTGTGGATGGCTACCACGTTGTCGATGTTGTCGGTGTCCCCAATCACCGTCCAGAGCTTCATAGCGACCTCTGACGGAAGGGTGACGAAGTAGTTAGCGAGGTTCTGAATCTGACCCTCGGTCAAGACCTCAAGGAACGTACCGGACGCCTCGAACTTCTCAATCATAGCAGCATGGTCGTTGATGCCCCATTGAGAGGTCTTGTCAACTTCACCGTCGTCAAGAATGTCCTCAATGGTCACTTGCCACTCGTAACGGTCAACGAAGTCCTTGAGAGCAACAGCGGCCTCAAAGCCCACGAACGCAGTCGCGAGGTGGAAAAGAAGGTTGCTGTCGCCGCCTTCCTCGAAGACACCAGCGCCAGTCGCCGTGTCGTTAAAACGCTTCCAGCTACGGCGAGAAGGGTAAACCTTGTTAGGCTCGAAGTCGCTCAAGTGCTCCAAGTGGTTGCGGTTCTGGTTCACGAAGTCCCAGAGAACGCCGTTGACATTCTCTTGAGCCCACTTGAGCCAGTCTTCAACGGTCGGCTCAATGTCGAACACAGTCCAGCGGTCCAACTCGGCAGGGTCCATCTCACCGACTTGGTATTGAGCGCCATGCTCGCCACCGTTGACGGCTGCAACAATAAGAGTGCCAGGATGGAGCTTCCAGCCGTTGAGCTTACGGCTATCAGTCAACTCGAAGAGGCCCTGACGGACTTCCATGGTCGCGCGGTCCACTTCATCGAGGAAGAGGCACACCGGCTGCTCGCAAGCAGTCACAAGCCAATCTGGAGCGTTCCAGGTGGTCGCCTTGCGCCCGTTAATAGCGGTGTCGGCGGTGTCAGGAAGACCAAGCAAGTCACCCTCGGTCATTTGAGAAGCACGACGCTCGACGACCGGAAGGTCGCGTGCGGCTGCAATCTGATAGACGACCTCGGACTTGCCGACGCCGTGACGACCGCGAACCAATACAGGCAACCGCGAGTTAAGGATGTGAGGGGCGACGGACAAGAAGGTGGCGAAATCTACGGCCATGGTGATACTCCGGTCAGGAAGTTAAAAGGTTGCTCTCTATTATGTAGTACATTATAGATGAAGAATGAGCAGAAGTCAATAACAAAGTTGTCAAGTAAATGTCAAGGGGTGATTATTAAGGTCGAAGTTGGGTTTTTATAAGCTCGACTTGGTAGCCGTAGTCGTTGTCCCAGGTATGCCCTGCCATCTCGCGGAACAAATCGAGCAGTTTTGGGCGCTTTTGGAGGCGCAAAGCATCGGCATCAGCCACCAGTTTGGCGGTCTTGGGGTTAATGTTGTACCGCTCGATAGCATCTTCGGGATTCTGGTCAATGCCGAAAAACTCACACATATCGAGGATGGCGGTGATTAGAGCGCCCTTCTCGGTGAGGTGAGTCGAACTAAACAACTCGCCCTCGTAAACTCCCTGGAATACCCAAATGTTCATGCGTTGGACCTCTGCTCTTGGCTTGCGGCGAGCATCTTCTGGACCCAAGCACCGTTAAACTCGGCTGCATACTTATCGCGCAGGACAAGCAGCTTCTCACCGTCTTTAACCTCATTCTTGAGCTTGTATCCAGGGATAAGAAACTCGGTCCCTACGGGCGCGCCAATAAAGACGGAGCAAATCGCGTAAGGCACAGACTTCCACTTCCACTTGGTTTCGCCGGACTTCTTATCCTTCCAGCTACGGCGAAAGCGCCGAAACTGCATATCCACTACGCGGGCTTGAATCATACCGCTCCCGGTTCTAATCATAACAATGTCGTCTTTACGAAGGTAGGCCATTTCAATACTCCTTTGCTTGATTGCCTATATAATATAGCATGCCCTTATAGGGAAGTCAAGCACAAAGTTGTCAAGTAAATGTCAAGAGGATCTAAGCACGCGAATGGAGGAGCACTCGATATTACCAAATATCTCGCCCGTCGTTGTGAGAACAGTGAACACAGAGGGGCCATCCCTTAAAATAGAGAGCTTTTCTTCTGTGATGAATCCCTTATAGGTCGTCATGAAGACAGGCGAGGCCGGTCTATAAACATCAATACTAACAAAATCACCGACCTTCACTTAACACCTCCAGCCAATCTATAGGCTCCCAGTCGATACGGTTGCCGTCATTCCATTTCACACCTACTCGCCCAGCCAACAAGTGTCGTTGTGGCGTTTTCTTATTAGGCAATGCCATAACGATGCCGACTGTCATGTCAGACTCATCAAGTTCAATAAGATTATCGGGCTTTATCCTTACTAAATCACCGACTTGCATTGACCACCTCTATGTTAGGGTGATACACGTTATAGCCGCAACTTCGGCCATCTTCAAACCAATAAATCTCCACACGAGTATGCTGCTTGTCTTGGGGTGTAGGACGTGTCGCCACTGCGAGCACAACACCGAGAGATAGGTCGGGCGCGCTTGTCCACCGCACCAAATCACCGACGTTCACTGATAACCTCCAAGTTGCGAGCCGGAAGCGTTGAGGGTTCCGACTTGCTCCATCTCACAAGAGTATAGTTCGCAATGCCAGGAATACATTTAATAACGATCCCCACCTCGTTCCAGTCATTATCCCAGCGTCCACTGGGCGAAACGTATTTTACTAAATCACCGACTTGCATTGATTACCTTCAGTTGCCATGGTCGAAACCACATGCGCTGACTTGGGAAAGCATTGAACACAACGCGAAACAACGGGCCATTATGCTGCAACGCTTTCGCCACAACAACACCAAAACCATAGTCACAATGTACCACGTCACCGATTTTCATTGATTACCTCAAAATGTGCTACAAGTTGCCAATCAGCGCACCCCAGCACCTTAAACCAGTCGATGCTTCGTTCCGTTACGAGAAAGACCTTTCTGGTTGCTGAACCTTTTAGTTTTACCAAGTCACCGATTTTCATTTTATACTAATCCTGGCAGGATAAAGAAGAGAGTGGAATAATAACCTACAGAAATCCAAAAAGCCTTTACTAAATGTGTCATTAGAAGTCAATGCTCCGGTTGATGCCGACATTATAGTATCCGTGGCCGCGAGCTTCCATGTCATCGAGTTCTTCACCGATGCGAAGAAACTGGACAAACTCGCAGGCACCGCGCTGGTCGCCGTCCACCTCAATATCCTCGCCGTCGCACCAATCCAGAAAGTCCTCGATAGCCTGGACTTCTTCAAAAGAATCATACCACTTAATGTGGTCCCAGTAAAAGAGACAGGTGCCCTCTTCCTCGTGGTTCTGAATGTATTTACTCGTGTCGTGATAGCACAATGCGCGAGTCTCACTCGACTTGGCAAGTGTGACCAAAAACTGTGGCATTACTTCCTTGCCGACTACCAAGATAACTTCAGAACGATAACCCATGAAAAGACTTCCTTGTTTGATTGTGGATATATTATAGACGGGTTTGAGGGAAAAGTCAATAGAAAAGTTGTCAACTAAATGTCAAGAGCCATGGACATGCTCATAAGCGGCGCGGAGGATCTCCGGGGCATACGGTCGTGAGTGGTCAGCAGCGACTTCACGGAATATATAATCGCGCGAGCGACCCTTTGCAAACGCAGCGACGTTGCTCCAGTCAATGTTATCGGCAGCAAGCCACTCCTCGGAAAAACTACCTGAACCGGCTGGAGATACATGATAGTTAGACGTTCTCCCTTCGGAGCTTTCCCGAAGTATACGCTCCAGATTATCCAAAGAGGTTCGCTCGCTTTTAGTATTGTCACGACCCATATAGGCCAGTTGCACGCCTGTTATATGGAGCGAGTGAGAGCTATAAGTGTAATCATCAAGATGCACTTGCGTAACGAAAAAAGGCCGAGTCCCATATTTCCATTCCATTCCTGCATCGTACCATCCGGTGCTCGCAGTGAAGACGGTCCCAACTCCAACGCCGCTATCTTGCAGGCGCTTCATTGCCGCAAGGCGAGCAGCGCGGGTTGCCATCTGATAAACACGCTTGTCAGCTTTAAGCGTGTCGCAAGTCCGTCGAGTGTGTCCAGGGGCATGACAATAAGAGCAGCGACGAGG